TTCGAACTTACCTAGATAGCGTGACATTCTCTTGCTGACACTTTAACAAAACTTGGTGGTAATGGAAAGAGTCGAACTTTCACTGGACACCGTATGAAGGTGCTGCACTACCGTTATGCTACATTACCATATAGAAGCACACGTATGCCGTTTTCCTAGAAGGTGGCCGTTCCCAGTACCCAAACTATGTTTTAGGTTAAATGTGCTTTTATATGGTAGGGGCACAGAGAATCGAACTCTGATTAATAGGTTAAAAGCCTACTACTTTAGCCGTTAAGTTATACCCCCGCATGATCCGTACTATGTTGATTTATTGTGCCAACCTAGACCATACGGGTTCCAGGCGACACTAAAGTTTACCTCGTTTCATGTCGTTCTCCTTAGTTTCTATATTATATGTTCACTTCAAGTTTCTGTCAATCCAAATCAACCCTACGATAACCAAAATAACAATTGCAACCGCCCCATTTTAGTTTCTCCTCTAATAAACAGGATGCATTTTAACGTGGTTAGATTAAAAGTCTAATGTTAAAAGTTTGCTGTTAGCATCCTTAAACTGGTACCCTTGCTCGGATTCGAACCGAGAAACCTGCGGCACTCCTTTTGAGAGAGCTGACTTTACCAAATTTGTCTACAAGGGCATTATATGGTGCCGCCTTGAGGGATCGAACCTCATTCCTCGGTGCTTCAAACCGGTGCTATGACCACATCAGCTAAAGCGGCATTAAATTGGTGCCTCCGGCGGGAGTCGAACCCACATTGGCCAATTATCTGTTGCACACGGGATATAAATCCGCTGTTTTACCATTAAACTACAGAGGCATATAAAACAGGATGCATTTTCTTTTTTCCATAAAAAGTGAAATTAGAATTTGCTGTTAGCATCCTTAAACTTGGTAGCCTATCTTGGGAACGATCCAAGGACCCCCGCCTTATCAAGACGGTGCTCTACCACTGAGCTAATAGGCTATATTTGGCGGTCCCACGGGGTAACGATCCCCGTCCTCTGGCGTGACAAGCCAGTATGCGTCCATGAACACCTTGAGACCAAATTTGGTGGACCGTGAAGGAATCGAACCTAATCGCCAACCACCCTACATATTATGGCAACGGATTTACAGTCCGCCGTAGGGGACACAGTCCAAAATTTGTAACACTCTCCGCTATGCTTTTAGACCAATTCGTAGTTGGAATGAAGAGTGTGTATTAAAGCAGACTACTCATCGGCTTGCACCATTTGACTGTTCGGCAATCTGCTTTAATACGCTACCATTTTTTTATCCACATAAGGATAAGCCATCCGGTAGGCCGCCCGTTTGCTCCATGTTTTAAGTGCAGAGCCAGGACCTCGTTTCCTGTATATTCACACTTTGCGCTAGTCAACTTCCTTGACTTTACGCTGTTCGGCTATTCGAGTTTTTAAACCGTTCCTCTCCATCTTTTCAAGAATTAGTTTCCTAAAATCCTTGTCAGATAAAGTGAACTCTTTAATCCACTCTGCCTCTTTTACTGTTTGATCTTTTACAATCATTGTTCTCCTTGCGAAAAACAAAAAACCCCAGGGTTTTTAATCCTAGGGTCCTTGAAGTTTGTTGTGTTAACTTGTGTGTTACACGACAGTCCTCCGGACCCTATTAATCTCTGGTGTGCGATCATTTGATAGACTAATACTGTTGATCGCAAGCCAATAAGAGGGCATAAAGCCTCCCACCTGGGCTATTGATAAACATTTATGTTGTCTATTCGTTGATTGCATTTTGTTTCTCTTTTTTACTTTCTGAAAAATTTGCTAGCGGAATTGCTAACTTGTCTCTATTGTATAGTTATTTAGTCTCTGTGTCAACCTTTATTGTCACTTTTGGCAAAAAAGATTGGATCAACTATCTAACTAGTCTCTAGTATATTGTATATATGTCTCTGTGTCAAGACCTATATGATAATGTGGCAAAAATGCTACAAAAAAGAAACCCTACTAGGAGTAGGGTTCTCGTTGCTACTTTTGTATTAACGGTTCATTATGTACATTGTAACTTCGAACCCGTATCGCATTTCAACTGCTTCTGGTTTAGTCCACATGGTCAATCTCCTTGTGATTAAAATTAACATACTGCATTAGTATGTATCATTATAATACAGGCAAAACGACCTAAAGTACATACGTAAAATCATTAAAGATGTCTAGTTATTTTGTTTTCTCGCCTAGTTCTTTATAACCTGCCCAACTAGGATGGATAGCGTCTGATTGTAGTTTATTAGTCTTAACAATATGATCACCGTAATTTTTAGCTATAATTTCTACAATTTCGTTTACATGTGGCTTACAAAATTTGTCGTTGCAAGGAGGAAGTATCCAGTATACACGTTCAGCATCTACCCTTCTTCTCATTGACTCTAGCTCTTTAAAAGTATTAACACCCCTATGATCATTAGTACCAAGACTAATAATAACAGAGCGAGAAGAAAGTTCTTTCCCCGCAAACTTTTTATTCCATTGCCAAGTATTAAGACCGCCGATACTGTAGCTCACACATTCTTTGCGAACATTTGATGTACCTACAGCAATACTATCGCCGATAATTAAACAATCAAACATCGTTAATTCCTTTATGAATTTAATACCTTAGCAACAGAGTTCATAACACTGGCAATACGTCCAATGTCACGAAGCTGTTCAACTGTGTAGCCTTCAGTCTTCAATGTTTCGTAATGTGCCTTAACACAGAAGTGACACTTGCCAACAATGCTTGCGGCCAAACTAAATGCCTCAAAGTTTGACTTGGTAGTTCCGCCATGACTAGCAATAGCGTTCATACGTAGGCCTGCTGGTAATCCTTTTAGACTAGGATCGTCAGCCATTTCAACATAAGGGTACCAGGTATTGTTTTGGGCCATAGTTGATGCGGCTGTCATTGCTGACTCTGCGTGAACAGGAGCATCAGCTAATAGTACAGCAAGTACTTTACCGTTACCAGTTGAAGCGAGTGCGGCTACAGCACAACCCATAGCCACATCCGCGTCTAGTGTACTACGCAAAAGAACAGCGTCAAGATTTAACTTGGTGTCCTTTGCGTAGTCTGGCAACGCTTCTTTGATAGCGTCAATGAATGCCATTATAGAGTTTCTCCGCCTACTGTACGGTTACAGGCACATAGTTCGCCAGTTTGTAGCGCATCTAATACACGAAGTGTTTCTTCTGGACTACGACCAACGTTCAAGTTGTTGACAGTAACGTGTTGGATAACGTTCTCTGGATCAACGATGAATGTAGCGCGAAGTGCGGCACCTGCTGGAGCATAGAATACACCAAGCTGTTCAATTAAACTTAGATTTTGCCATCCACCGTTTGAATCGATTCCTTCACGTTGAGTATCAGCAAATTGAATGTGTTTGATCTTGCTCAAATCTTCGTGACTGCGTTGCCATGCTAGTTTACAGAACTCGTTGTCTGTTGAACCTGTAAGCAATACTGCATCACGGTCAGCAAAGTCTTGGAATAGTTTATCGTATGCTACAATTTCAGTTGGGCATACAAAGGTAAAGTCTTTGGGATAGTAAACGATTACTTTCCACTTACCTGCAAATGATTCGTCTGTGATAGTAAAGAAATCATCTTTACCTGGGTTAACGCCTGTAACGGCAAATTTTTCTAACTTATGACCTACTGTTTTCATATCAATCTCCTTTTGTGTGTGTTTGAAAACTTAGAACATCTTGTTCTATGTGTATATTATATATCCTATTAAAATACAAGATCAATAGATTTTTCCTAAATATTTTTTAATGACGATTATAGGAAAAATTAATAACTATTTGAGCTCTTTTAATTCTAACTTAATATCTGTATGCTTTACAATTAATATAGTATAAACTTTATCTTTGTATTTTATTGGAAGGTCAAGATGTACAGTTACTTCTGGATCTACTCCGTTAATACATCGATCATTGCCCACTGTTCCGATAAATGGAATTTTATTCCATTTTCCAAAAATACGATCGCCTATAAACCATACAGGCTTATAGGCAATTCGATTAAAATAATCAGAAAGATTACCCATTAAAATATTCTAGTAATTAATATTTGGGGTGAGGCCATGTTTCGCTTTGACCAACATACCGATATCGTTCTTGACCGCCACTGATTCGATCATCCTCACCCTTTTCGTAACCCTCACGGTAATCTAACCGTTCTTTGCCAAAATGATCATCTTTAGCATTGATGCTACCTTGCCAGCCAGCACTATATCCTTTGTAAAAAGCACTAGTACCAGTTTTCATTGGACGATGGTATGCATTAGATTGCACCGAGCGAGTAAACGCTTGATCTGCCTTGTCCTGTTCGATTTCGCCAACAACTTCGTATCGGCAAGCACGACCTTTAGTAGCATTGTAGTCACTAGGAATGCTTACAACATCACGTGGATTAATCTTGACAATTACGGTACGTTCTCCACTAAAACTATTCAAATAGTCTTTAGAACAGAAGTGCAGGCCCGCTGAACAAGTATTGTCCTTGTTGTCGTCAACATTGTAACGTTCCATTTCAACAACTTGACCAATACTATTATCCATCTTGCCAGTGTGACAATCTGTATAGTCTGCACGAACTTTCTTGTAGGCCAGGAAATGTCCGTCTGGGGTAATGGGCAAGTTACCCTTTTCCAAGAAACCGTACAGTTCGTCAACAGCTCGCTTGCTAGGATTTTGGTATAGATTATCCATAAAATGAACCATAGGTTCAATTGGAAATCCTTCACGAAGCATATCAATCATCTTAACTGCTAGTGTAGTATGAAGTTCAGTGCCCTTCCAAAAGAGTGTTTCTCCTTGGATAGAAACATTACCCTTACCATAGTTAAGAACAATCTTTTTAGGCTCAACGGAATCTTTAACAGCTTCCCAGTCACCTGCCTTGATTGCATCAACTACCTTTTGATAGGTAATGTGTGTTTTGTTAATTGTGTGTGGTTTGTTGTCAATAACAACAACAACATTATCACCTTGGATTAAAAACGGATAGCTCATCTTAAATACCTTTCTGTGTGTCAACCATGTTAATATACTCTACCAATTCGCCTGCCGGTACACGGCTCATGTATGCCAACAACGGATAACGATTCTGTACCGTGTGGCACTCATTTACAAATGCTTGCACTTGTGCTTCTGGGTTAAATGTTACACCTTGAGCATAACGTTCGCACAGTCGCTTCAAGCTAGCCTCGCTGTAACGAATCTTTTCAAAACCTTTGAGCTTAGTCAAAAACACTTTGTAAGGACTCTTGTCGTCGGCGACGGCGTTTACAATAGTATCATTGTACTTGACATTGTTGTAATTGTCAATAGCATTGAGCACCAAGCTCATAACAAGTTTATTGTCAATTGACTTGCTCAATTCTTTAGCAATATGTGTTTCAATGTTAACCCAATTTTTTTGACTACTGATGTACTCGATATCGCCTTTACGCACACCATAAATCGTAGTTTGAAGTCCTGGCAAACCGCACTCTTTCAAATCGTTATAGAACTGTTTGGCATCGGTCATACGGTAATTACTTTTAATTTCAAAACCGCTCAACGGCAAATAGTAGTAAGTTTGGCTAGCATCAAAACTGTCTACTTTGCCGGCATCACGCCAAACCATTTCACGTTCACGATAGTATCCACCCGAACCACGTTCTTGCAAGGCAAGGATAGTAACATTTTTGCCTAAGCCGCTGTCTTTGCGTTCTTTCTTTTCCAAAGAACTAGCATTAACAATACGTGCTGTAGGCGGATTACTAATAGCCTTAAAGAAAGCCTTGGTATTCATTGCTTTAGTCTTGTCTGCTTTTTCCAAAACAAACACAGTCATAGAGCCATCAGGTTTAGTAACACGATAATGATGTTTAGCACGTTCAACAGCACCAACTTTAGTATCATTAATAATGAACTGAACACGGTCTTCTACAGTAATACCCCAGTAATTAAACATATCGTAGCCGCCACCTTGCTTATTCACATGGTCAGTGCTACTCTTACGATTAGGAAATGCTTTGGTATTTTTACTGTAATTAAAACCACGCAAGGTAATGTTGTACTTGTTGGCAAGGCTGTCGATGCCTAACTTAAACGTCATAGTTCCACCGTAACGGCCATCGTCGAAGGTAGACAATTTAGAATCATGTACATACTTCTTAACAGCCGTTGTCCACAAGCTATTGTTATACTTCTTGTATAAGTGTACAGCACGATCCCAAAGATTAGGAATAGCGTCTGCTTCTTTAGCAATAACTACCGCCAAAGCAGCATTTACGGTGACCAACTTAGCCTTAATTGCTTCAATAGTCTGTGGAATATATGACAGGCCTTCACGCGAAGCTTGGAAGTCTAACTCGCCAATAGCAAAGTGCAATTCCAAACCGCAATTCAACAGGTTACGCAGATCACCAATAGTCTGTTCAGTATTAGGAACTTCAATGGGATATGCAATATTGCCCATAATAGCGACACTACGGCGACCGTCGCGGTGGCTGTGTACACCAGGAATGATATCCTTAGTTTCGTACTCTACATCACGAAATTGAAAATTGGTAGCACCGCTAATAACAGGACGCAATTTAAAATAGGTATAGACCTGACGTGCTTCGTCAACAAATTTACTAAAGTCCCAGCGATCGTTTACAGAAAATTTAACTTCAACTCCACTAGGCTCATCAGTTTCTTCACTGGCCATTAACGCAATGCTAGGCACACCTTGGTCATTAATGAAAGCAGTATAGATATTTTTCTGACTGTCCTTAATAGCTGTTACAGAGAAATTATCTGTATAGCTAAACGGAGACTTAGAACCAAGACCAAGAGCGCCAATGTAATCGTTGCTATCGGTTTTAGTAGATTCAAAATACGTAGTGTAGATATTATTAACTTGTTCATTATTCAAACCGGTGCCATAGTCGCGGATAGCAAACCAAGGTTCCAATTGGTTGGGCAAATGCACATCAAATGGTGTATCTTGTTTGCCTGCAGCTGTATGACTGTCTACGGCGTTACAAGAAAGTTCACGGATAATAGCACGGATCTTGTTAGCATACAAACCTGAACTCAAAATGTTAAATGCTTTCGCAGAGTTTCTAATTCGGAACTCGCCAATCGCACCTACATTGGACATAATTGCTTCGTGCTGTGGGGCAGTTTGGATTTTCATTTAGCGCCTTTCTGTGCCTGTTTGTTTAGTATGTGTATATTATAGCGCATCTTAGGCAAAAGGTCAACAGTCAATGAGTCCAAAATATGAACTCATTGAGTCCAAATTTATACAACTAAATTTATTAAAAATATGTAGGTAACGGCATGTAGATACTGATCAAATCCCAAAAGCCACCAAAATTTTTCGTGAGTAGTAGCACCCCAGCCAAATTTATTATTGATATTAACTTTTGCCCAATCAATATGATAATGGACAACAGTATCGATAATAGCCAAATAACCTGCAGCCGCAGGCGCATACCAAGCTAGACAAATATAAGTTCCACACCCGTGTAAGAATGCATGAAGTAGTCCTCCAAGGTGCCCGTATGTGCCTTTGTTGCTGTATTGAAATTTGTTTTGTAAAGGAAAGTCTATTATAAAGTGTTTGGTGAACAACAATAAAACTAAAATTAAAATTTCATTCATAAAGATCTTGTTAAAAATGTATGTATCAAATAAAAAGGGACCTAAGTCCCTTTTTGATCTCTTGTATCTAACAAATCTAATTGTTAGAACGCTCTAGTGTATTGTAAACGCCATGCATCAGTTTCGCTGTCGCCGTAGCTTTGTGTATAACGAATAGCAATGCCGTCTTTATTAGTTAATGAAAATTTACCTTCTACTCCATATCGATCAGTTTCAAAGTTGTTCCCAGTCTCAAAAGCATTACGATAACGATAGGTAAAATCTAACTCAAAGGTTTTAGTTATCGGAGTTATCAGACCAAGATCGATAGCATAGTATGAAAAATGAGCTCCGGTTTTTATTTGCTCGCCTAGACGTAACTGGCTATATGGTTTTAACTTTAGTCCAGTTACAGGATTCAAATTATAGCGTAAGCGTCCTTCTAATTGATTGGTCATCGAACCGTTGCCCCATGATGATTGGCTCCACCCTACACGTCCGGAATATTGCCAATTGCCGTCTTTGGCTCCTAAAACAAACTCAGGAGAAATATTATCTGCTCCTGTTGCTCTGTTTTCTTGCCAACCATTAGCTACTTGAAAGTAAGGCTTTATTTCACCTGCTTGTGCTGAAACGGCTATTGCCGCCAGTAGTGTCAGTATTAGTTTTTTCACTGTAATCTCCTCTGTAGTAAGTGAATGTGCAAACGCACAACTCTATTTAAGCATAAAATAATTACAGCACTATTACAAATTATTCACATGACGCCCAAACAGTACTAGTCCATTTTTTATATAGCCATGTACCTTTGGGCATAGGACAATTGCCTAATTCTGGCCAACGCTCTTGTCTGACATTTATAATATTCATGAACATAAACATAACAACAAATATCGAAATTACAATAGATACTCCTATTGTAGCTTGTAAGACCATTTTATCTTTTCTTATTTTTCTTCTACGGGCTGTAACTTCAGCTCGACGCATTTCATTTGCTACAGCTACCTTTTGCTCCTTACCCATAATCTTCATCATGTCGTCTACTTCAGTCCATAACGCACCTAGTTCTGGTGGACTGTTATAGACCATAATTTCACGAAGTTCTTCTCCCATATGCTGGAGTTGTTTTTTTAGTAAAACACGCTGTAGCGCACGTTTACCTAGACTATCTTCGCCGTGATATACTTCTGTCTGACTGCGCCGTTCTTCTTCTTCAAATATAGCCCTGCACTTATAGTAGTTGTCAAAATACACTCCTAGTTGCTGTCCAATTTCTGTGTAGATATTAGTAGTATCGCCTGCCTTTTTATTCAGATCGATGATACGATTTTTTTCCTGTATGTACTGATTTTTCTCAGCTACTGTAGGAGGGCGGTCAGGAGGGTGTCGTTTGTTAAATTGGTCGTCAAGATCTTTGAGAATGTCTTTAACATCCCCAGCAGCGCCTTTTATATCTTTATAAAGTTTACATCCTGCTTTTACGGCTGAAACAGCACCGTTGGCAAGGGCAAACAGGGTTAACGGATCCATTTCTCGCTCCTAGCCCAACATAGCTATTTACACAATGTCCGTAAAAATAGGGCCCGGAGGCCCTATGCTATTTTGGGTGACAAGGTATAACTACCCCGGTACCGCTGTTTTTTAGGCAGCTAAAGCAAACTTGCTGTCGTTAACAGCTACGTCTACTTCAAAGTACTTAAATGCTGTGTTTGCATTTATGGATTTTGCTTGATTTAGGGTCATCGCCTACCCTGCTGTCCACTCATTTACTCATTGCCCTGTCGAAACCATGTCTGGCCCATTATAAAATATACTAGCGATTAGTTGATCTCTAATCTTTACCCACGCTTCTCACCTGACTAATATACTTTATGGTGGACCAGGCGGGAGTCGAACCCGCGTCCAGAACACTTTTCTCTTTGCTTCATACAGCAATAACTTACATTATATTATCTTTACAGATTGTCGTCAACTAATTCATATACAAAGCTGATATATTCATGTGCTTTGTCCAAGTCACCTGCATCCATAGCTTCGTGAGCATCGTCTAAATAACCAAAGATCTGCTGACGAAGCTCATCTCTGTTGCCTTCGCGTTGGTCAACCCTAGGGGCGTCCATTTGGTTATCATTTTCGTTAACAATATCTAAAAATTTCTTCAAATCAGTCATGATTATCCTTTATTATTCATAGGGCTTCAAAAAATCGTCACCTTCTGAATCTTCTTCAAATTTACTCCAATCATAGGTTACAAGTTTATAGATCCAATACCCATGTAACACGAGAACTATAGTAAAAAGAATTAATTTATCCATTGTGTATTTATTTGTTGTCTATTTTTTTGAAAAAACATAAATGCCTTCAAATTTAAGAGCATTTTGTTGTCGGTTATTACCTTGCCCAGGCCTAACATTTAACATCATCTTAACAGTATGTTCAAATTTAAAACCTACTTTTTCACTTAATTGTGTCCAACGATCAACTATTTGAAAATTTTCTTTATCAAAATTATAGTCAGCAATATTGACAGCGTATAACGATTCTCTAGCCAATCCCTTGTGTATCATTTTTAATGTTGGCTCTACATAAAGTTCAAACCATGCATCTAAATTGTTACACCTATTCATACATTGTGTATCTTCGTCACTGTATGTTTCTAAATTAAAATAAGGCGGACTTGAAAATGCTGCATCGTAAGTCCCTGGTTCAGGATCAAAATCTTCACTAGGCATATGATTCATTTCATATCCACTGCCAAGATTACATTCGTTTAACATTTCGCCTAATGCTACTAATCCATTATAAGTCTTTGTATTAGGATCAATGCCAGTGTAATGGTATCTCATATTTGATGTCATTGCACCTAACATTCTTCCGCCATATCCTGAACTAAAATCTAATACTCTACCGAACATTACAGGACATAAGTATTCCCAAACAGCTCTTGCATTCATTGGTTTGAAGTTTTGTATACTCCCGCCAGATACTAAATCAAATGCCCTACGCAAATTTTTTGGGATTACAGCATCCTCGCCCTCGTCTCTGTGTTTGTAACATAGATTAATTGCTCGTTTTAATTTTTTATCATTATTAAATCTAGCTCGAAGACTAACATCTTTGTTATTTCTTGTATATGCATCTTGCATATTTTCAAACCAAAATCTTCCAAAGGTTAGTCCTTCATTATTACCTACACCAAGAATTTTGTTTTCAATTAATTTTTGTTTAGTTGAAAGTTCTAGTAGTTGTTCTCTACAGCCATTTAAATTGTAATAATGAATTGGAATAATGTTAACACTTCTATAAATGTTAAACACCTCTTCTTCGATTTGTACTTTGCCAGCATCGTCAGCTTTAAGCCAAACTTCTTTGCTTAATTGTCTTAATCTAGGCATGACTGATTCATACCCGGTAGACATGTTATCAGTTGAAGTATAGCCCCAACGATTACATAGATCATTGTAGTAGTCAGTTATTGTCTGATTTGTAATAATTGCCATATATTTTCTTTACCTGTTTTAGATATTTAATGTTAGGTATCTTGCTCCAAAAATCTTTAGTGTGTGTTTTAACTAATACAGCCTTAAATAGAATATTATAACAGGGTTCGTTTTTAATTGCATTAGTAAGTTTGTCAAACTCATCTTTTGACATTGGAATCCAATGTGTTTGGGCACTTGCTGCCAAACTTCCATTATCCCAATAAAAGTTTGGTACTTGGCCCGGATTTCCATTTTTTGATACAATTAACTTTTCAATTCCGTAGCCAGTATTACCTGTTGCTATTTTTTTACTTACACCGATTATATTCCCATTTTCTCTATCTTTACTAATTGTAATACCGTCATTTAGTTTAGCTTTTGAGGGGTTAAACACCATGGGTATATTTCCAGGGTGATCTATCACTCGAGGACGTTCTGGGCCAGCGGATGATTGATAGCCGTCAAAGTTTTGTTGAAGAACCTCTTGGGCAAATTGCCATCCATAAAAATCTTCGGTAGGAACAGTTTTTGGATTATCTATAGTAACATTGCTCTGATCGTTTATAAAGGTTACGATTGTATTTTTTTTATTTTTAGGAATACTGATTAAACACATAGGAGTGTTATTTACTCTCCTAAGATATCGATAACACGAAATCTCATTTAGTTTTGATTCTACATATCTATGCTTGTTTGATTTTGTAATAACAACAACATGTTTTGACAAAGGCAAATAATGGTCTATAAAATCGTTTGTTGTATCAAACTGTATAGAACCAAATGTATAATCAACAGAAGTTTTTATATTAAAACAATCTTCTATAATAATGTTAGGTTCAAACGTATTATCATTTAATGCTCTTTTGATATTTGCTCGAGCAATCCTAACTTGGATAGGGTCAATGTCACTAATAAAAATTTGATTTTTAAAAATATGTGCTAAACGATCTTTGATATTAGGAAAAGAGTCTTCTAAGTCTATTACCAATTGTTCAGCTAACACAAGCGCATCAAGGCCAGTGCCGCATTGACGATCTTGATATGTAGTAGTTGGATCTTTGCGGGCCTTTGCTGGAATCATTTGTACTATTTTGCGAGCATCTTCAGTGAAGGTAATGCTTTGTGTTCCTGCTCTATCAAAAAGAGGAATCATTTCAACTACTTTAGAAATATTATTAGAAAGCATTAAACTGTCCAATCGCTCTGTTCATACCTACAACATCAACTGCCGGAAGAATTTTCTTCCATTCTGACGGGCCAAGGCCAGTAATTTCATAAACAATTCCAATGTCTTTAAAATTAATTACATCATTCATAGATTTAATTTCTGTACCTTCAGCCCACGCAACATTAACTAGTTCATAAACCTGTTTTAGTGCAAATCTAATTTTAGCCACGGTATCTTCTTGAACTGTGTCATCTTCGGTAGATTCTTCCTTAGGTTTATTTTTTTTCTTTTGATTTGAACCTCTAGTTAGATCGTTTTGATTTAATTGTGTGTTAGCTGATACATTATTAGAGTCAGATTTTTTATCTTCAAGTATTGCTTTAATAGCATCAGTAATGTTTTCTGATTTAATCAAATATCCAACACGGTCAGTATAATTTCTAATGTTTGCTAAAAACTTTTGTTGTAAATCTGTTCCATCGATAATTTTCCAACTGTTATCTGAATAATCAAAAATATCGCTACAGTCAGTAAACTCCGAAGCTACTTCCTCTGTTGGTCGATTAGTCGCATCTGCTTTGCGTTCAATGTGTTGATACATTACGCTAACAAACCTTTCAGGGTTATAATCAAATACTACAACATCAGTCTTGTTTCCTTTAGCCCAAGGAGTCTTGCATCGAAACGATCCTTGAAAATAATCTTCTGCACTTTTAGCATCATTAATCTGATGCACGGCCCACCATTCGGGAACACTTGTACCTTCTAGGAACCTTCCGCAGGTAAGTGTAATGGTCCCCATGTAATCACTTTTACCAGTTTCTACAGATGCAATACTTGCCTTAACATCATCAATATCGTTTACTGATGCTTGTGCATCATCGCTTGAACCTGTAGCTACTATGACATTATACTTTTTAAAATAAGGATGTTCTTTCAACATCTTAGCTACTAGCTTAATTGCTTTTACATTCTTAGGTAGAACCCAAAGAGTATGCTTAGTTACCTTTTCGGAATTATTGTCAAACTTTTCTGGTAAATTTTTATAACCTTTAAGACGAACGTGATTTAATAATTCATTAACAGCGTCTCGATACTTTAGAGAATCTCCAACTGTAGAAAAAATTCCTTTAGCACCGAGATTAAAGTTTTCTTCGTTAATCATTGATTTGATTTTTGAAGGAACATCAATTAATGCCCAGTCAATGCGAGCTTTATAAAGAAACTGATTTGTTTGGACATCTTCTTTATTTTCACCTAGTAATCGGCTTCGAATTTTTTGCTCGTCGATGTAATCAAAACTGTAGATAGCTGTTTCGTCAAAACGATTACTTAATAAAGTTTTATACGGAGTTCCGCTGAGTTCAACCCAAAATTTAGATTTAAGATTATTCCAGAATAGTTTAGTTCGTTCAGTGTTAGTGGCAAAATGTTGCTCGTCAAAGACAATCATATCCCAGGGTGTTTCAATAATTTGGTTTAGCAAATTACTAGATCCCTTTTCTAAATGCCTTGATGCAAATTGTAAACTGATAGCAACTAGGTCACAATCGCCTTTGTTAAAATCAATAGTTGTTTTCTTAAGTGCATCATAATTATGAAAGATATAATTGTTATAGTCAACATGTTCTTCTTCGCCACCTTTGGATAAAACACTCCAACTAGGTATGGCTCCGGGTTTACCTGTTACAATTAATACCTTTTTAAAATTTAAGGCTTTGACAATAGCATGTGAAATAAGACACTTACCTGCCCTCATAATTGCATTGACAAGTATTTTTTTATTACCGCTGTTATATCTTTCTACGGCCCAATTAACAATTTCTTGTTGATAATCAAACAGCGGATAATTTGTAATGGCACTTTTACCTGTAAGGACTTCGTTGAGCAATCGATCCATAACTTTAATAGCATCGTCGCTGGATTTACAACCAGTAAAATAAATCCATTCGCGGTCTTTGTCGTCTCGATTTTTTGGGTACCCTTTTTTAGCCAAAAGAGCATGAAGATACTTGTCTCGATATTGACTAGGAATGTGCCATTGTTTAAGAAGTAACGGAGTTTCAGCAACACCTGTAGAGTCAGTTTGAGCTACACGGACTTCAGCCCGAAACTCTTTAGTTTCGCCCACTTTGGCCAGTACTGGAAAAAATTTCCCATCTTTAGTACGTTGAGTTTCGTCTTTATAACGTTCGGTACTCCACATATAAATTGTATGGTTTTTTGAAGATTCTATAGTCATTGAAAATGTCCGTAAGATTAACACTTACGCATATTTTAGCAAAAAATGTCTTGTTTGTCAATGGATTGTACCAAAATATGAGAAAATTAAGCCCAAAATGTAAATCTTGCATAATAACTAAATATTATTGAAGTCCATTCAAACGGGAGCGAACCATGAATGATGTTTTTAAACTTATTGGAGATCTTGGATTTCCTATTGCGGTTGCACTTGCAGGCGGCTATTTTGTATATCTAACAATTAAGCTATTGCTTCAGGGAGTCCTAGGCTCCATCAATGGCATGAAGGGCATAATTATTGCCCTTGATAACCGTGTAAAAACCATGAACCACGATGTAGTGCGTATTGATACTATTGTGTCAAACGCATTAGGATTAAAGCCTGATGTAGATCGTATTGCTAGAGCAGACGGAAAGAACGATGCAAGAAGAGACTAAACTAAACGAAATTGAATTAGAATTGCTGAGTCAGGTAGTTATTAACCTACACAACTCAGCACGTACACTAGAACAGGCATTTGGACAACCTGGACAACTAAGTGATGACATAGGACATTGTGCTGATCGATTGTCTGCACTTATAAAAAGGATGTAAAATGTTGTATATAGATTATAGATGGGACTGTAGTCCAAACGGTATTATACTTGACGAAGAATTTAATTCAGACAGACTAGGATGGAAGGGTGGAGATTTGTTTAAATTAATTAACATAAACGGTCAACAAATGTTAATAAAAATAGACCCAATCGAAGCCTTTGCTAAAGGACACGCTATAAATGTTCAAGAAAAATAAATGGGAGTTGTGGTACGATGCTCAACCACAACACATCAAAGACTGGATGAATCAACCTAGAGCAATTTGGTATGATACTGATATGTGGAAGGCAGGAGCGATTGGATTTTGCCTTGGGGTGTTAATTGGACTTGCTATTTGAAGCTTTTATAGTGTTCTATTTGTTAGAATGCCTGGTGCTAATAACAGCGTTCATTTACTACTACCGCGAGCCTAAAAAACAAGAAAAGAAAATCTGGGACCCCTGGGGGATCTGGAAGGAGATGAAATAAATGGATGTTGTAGAGTTAGTTAACAAATATGGTTTTCCTATTGTAATGGCGGTAGGATTAGGTTATATTATAAAATATGTTTGGGAGTGGGCAACAAAAGAAGTTAAGCCTGTTATTAGTGAAGCAAACACAGTTTTGATCGCACTAATAGATCGCATTCGTATGCTAGATAACGATCTAATTCGGTTAAATCAAAAAGTCAATACTGTTTTACACTTACGCGGTAAAATGATTGAAAGCGATCGTGTTATGGAACAGGTTAAAGTTGAGCGTGAAGCTTCGAAACAGTTTGATAAAGCTGTGCGTATGGACGATCCAAAACCGTCTAAAGACAGTAAAAAGAAAGACAATAAATCAGAAGACGATAATTCAGCTGCCAGCGGCGAAAGTTAATACTTTGTAGATAATAAGTAGGCTTCTGGAATACGAGTTTTTGTATTCTTACTATTCAATAGGACGACAATTCTTCGTCCTATTTCTGTATCAATCATCATAACAATACAGCCGCCCGCAGCACGAATATATCCTGTTTTACTTATAATAAATTCTTTAGTTTGTGTAAGTGGGTTGGTATTTTTAAACACTAGAAATTTTTTCTTATGTTTAATTTTTACTTCACTCATCTTGCTAGCTTCTACAATTTCTTGATACAGTTCTGCGGCCTTAACTAACTTAACTAGATCATATGCTGTACTAGAGTTCATTACTCCTAGCCCAGTAGGATCTACAAAATGAGTATCGATCATTCCTAAAAAGCGAGCTTTATCATTCATAGCTTTAACACATTCACTTCTTCCTCTAGGAAAATTTTTACATAAAATTTCTGAAGCACGGTTATCTGAATGCACAACAGCCAATTGTATTAGTTCTCGACGGGTATAAGGTTTAATATATTGATCTAAATCTTGATGTGCATCTAATACTATCATAACTGTCATTAACTTAGTAATGCTAGCAATGCTACGTTGTTGATACATGTTTTCGCTCTTAAGAATAGTACCATCGCTATTGGCTACTAACCAAGAAGTTGCGGTAATATCCTGTGCAAAAGAACAAAGAGGCATCAACAAAAATAATAAAAATATTTTTTTCATAATTTATACAGTGACTAATTTGTTAACAAATTCTAATAATAATGGATAATGCTTTTCTTGATGCCAATGTGGTTGTAAATACCGCTTATCATACCACCATTGCTCACTTTCTAAATGGCAACCAATTAACCCAACTTTTCCTTGTATAACAGCCATAGGGTCGCCATTGCTGTAGGTAGCCACAACGTCCATATTATCACCAACAAATGCACAGCCGTCATAGAAGTACATCCTTTCTTGTTGTCCGTTCCACGTTACGGGCATAGCCTTAGGGTGGGGTCTTCTTGTATCTGTATTTGGTTGTTTAATATATTGGACAACCCTAGCATTATTTAATATATTAAGATAGTCTTGATCTGCCCAATAAGCACCCATACAAATTCCTAAATACTTTCCGCCTTTGTTAATAAATTCTCTTATAGAATCAGCATTCCATTGCATTAATGTGTCATATCGATCACAATCACCAAAGCCGCCTGGAAAACAAACTATATCAACGTCATCAAAAAATTTTGGCGATACCCAATCTCTTGAAAATAATTTAAAATTATAGTGTCCAGACAATGCTTTAATAATACCATTAGCAGAGTCAACTGCACATATGGGTTGATGTATGAACAAGGCAATAGTAGGCATTATCTACAAATACTAAATTGTTTTATTCCATTCAAACTAAAATGCTTAAGATACTCTTCCATATCTTCGTTAACACTAATCATTTTTGCTGGTGTCATAAACTTATATTGTAGCATCAACCATACAGTATAGTCAAACCACCAATTTATAGGTGTGTAGATCATTTTTCGTGGGCAATAAATTCGCCGTTCCAATTACTTGGTAAATCTTGTTGCTTCATAAACTCGCAACGTTCAATCCATATTTTGTAGTACTTGTCCATTTGGCCGTCAAACAACCCTTTCATATTAGCACACATTGCGGCTGCGTTATCAAACTTTTTCTGTTTATATAAATCATGCATTGTATCATGAACTGCAATGTCTGCCGAATAGTCAGCACCGTTTGTACGCAATACTGTATAGATAGCATCTGCTACAGTCTTACCTTTAGGTTGTAAGTTATCTAAGTACAAGTAACAGAAATCATCTTTAGTTCTGTTGTATGTTTCAGCACCGATGATAGCTAACACGCCGTAGGCTTTACAACGTGCTTCTAGTCGTGCGGCCGTTGAAACCATATCACCTAGGATGTCGTAGCTGTGACGGTCAGTCGACCCCATCTCACCAATAAAGCCAATACCTGTGTTGCAACCCCAACCCATTGCGGCAGGCGGTAAGCCCTGTGCTTCCATCTCTTTGGTATATGCGTCTACAGCATCTAACATTTGTAAGCCAACAGCAACAATACCTACATACTTGATGACCATACCCTTGTTGTCCATAATAGGTTTGCTGATAGCATCCATATAACCATTCATATACTTGCCAAGTCCACCTACGTCATCACCGTAGTGTTCACCAATAGGAGTAAATCCACGTAGGTCACTAAACATTACACTAACGTCTTTGCGTACACCACGCTTAATTAGGTCTGGATCTTTCTGTAGCATTTCTACTACTTCTTTTGAACAGTATCCAGCAAACTGTTTCTTGATTGCCTGCTTCTGTAAGAACTCACTTACAAACTTAACGCCATAAACGTGCAAAGATAGCAGTATAAGACCAAACGTCCCTGATGTCGCGTCTCCCAGTATGGAGAAGTTTGAGTAGAGATACCAAGTACTAGGAGCAACGGCGACGACACTAATAACAGCGAAAGAAAGTCCCACATAGGTCCACCTCGATAAGAAAATTATTAATAATCCAAACACAAGCAAACCAATTATCTCAACTCCATCAGCATAATCAGGTCGCTCTATTACAATGTTATTAAACATTGTACCTAACAATGATGCTTGTACTTCATGTGGCCACACGCTTCCTATAGCTGTTGGCACAGGATTTCCTAATCCTGCTGCAGCAACACCAACAATAACAACAGCACCGCCAAAGTCTTTAGGTAATTCAGTCATAGAAACTGATTTACTTTTTTGGCTCCAATCGACCCAAACTCTTCCTAAAGAATCTGTACTAATAGGACCAAACTTTGGTATACGCATTTTTTCTACGCCACCTTCAAACAATTTTATTTGTGTTGTAGAATCTCCTGCAGCTACACGTAATGCCTCCATCGCAAGACTAGGGTAAACAACTCCATCAACAGCTATTACCAATGGCAATCTTCGGCTAACACCGTCTACTTCTGGCAATGTGTTTACAACACCTGTTCCTGCAGCACGTTTTTCTACTTCAGGAACGTTAGCAATTATTCCAGGATAAGTTACAATCATTTCAGAATAATCAGCTCCTATCACCGCCGTGCTTGGTTTGCGTGGAGTATTTTTATTTCTATCAGCAGGCATATGAGGAAAGACTACTGGGAATTCATTGAGTGTTGCCGCTAATGCGCTGTCACCACCCTGTCGATCTTTTTCAGTCATCAACACATTAAAAACTACCAAACCAGCACCACGTTTATACAAATCTTCAATTAAGTCTGCATGTATCTGCCTATTAAAAGGCCATTGCCCATACTTGTCTAGTGCATTTTCATCTATGTTAACTGTATAAATGTTATTTTCTGTTGATACTTTACTTGTAATTAATGTATCAAAATAGCGTAGTCTAACTGACTCTACAAACGTTGGATCAGCGATACGAATTCCTATTACTAACGCTAGTGTTAATAGTGCTGTCCACGGACTAACTAAAATTTTTTTAATATTGAGAGTATTTTTCATAGTACAATATTTATCTGGTTATTTTACATCGATTGAATCCAGTTTTGTAGCTCTGTTAACGCTATTTTATCTAGTTTTTCTGCCAAAGTTAATCTTAACTGTTTATTATGTATAAACTTTTTTTCTAGTCCTTGAATATTTTTATAATAATCTAAATTTTGTTTAGATAAACGTAAACATTCTAAAGATAATGCATGTATTCGTTCAACGGGATCATCTATGCTATCATAGTGATGATCAACAATATCATCAAATAACTCAAATCCTAAATTGCGTAATTTTGCAACGTATCCTTTTTTAGCAAGAAATAACGGAATCTGTTCTAAGAAAAATGCCTTGCCTGTTTTTTCTGTGTAAAAATGTCTGTCCCATCCGGTGTTAGGAAATATATTTTCAAAACTAGTTTCTAGAACTACATTGAACATGCAATTTTTAAATTCTTCTTCTATTATGTTTAGTTCTCTAATATCTACTGTTTTTGAATTAAGTAATATTGGGAAGGAACTTTTATATTCTTCTGGAACAAAATAATAAACGTCTTTATTGTCAAATGATTCTTTTCCGCAACCACAAGTAATCACAGACATTTGATCTAAATTTAATTTTAGTAGTTCTATGATAAATTTAACTCTTTGGGTCTTTGGATTTCTTGCTAATGCTAAAAACATTTTTGTTCGATTGTTATAAGGAACTACAGAAGTAGTTTCGTCCTTATAAGAATTTAAAAACACTGGAAAACTAATATGTTTTATTTCGCTTGGTAGATTAAAACCACTATCTATCCATAAAATCTTTTCTGGGGGAACACCTAATGAGATTAGTTTTAAAGCAAACTTAGTTATTCTCCATTCTTCAGGTGCTTCGTGAAAGGCATCTAAAATAATACCGTGATATTTGTTTTTGTCCCAAGTAAAATTTTGAAGTAGAGAATCCCAATCTTCAGGATTATTCATCGATAAAGGAAAATTATAAATCGGTTTATTTTCTAATTCTTGTCTAAAGTGATGATTAATTACTAAAGAATGTAAAGACTTATTTAATAGCATGAGCTATTTATACACCTTCACCTAGCATAATTTTAGACTCGTCACCTACTCCTAATATGCAGGCAACTTCTGGATTCATTTTTAATAATGTCCAACTGCCTGTTTTTTCATTAACCCATAGTGAGTATCTTGATTTGTCTTCTACGTGTTTACCAGTCCAAGATAATTTTTCTTTGAAATTAACGGTAAGACTTTCGATTAGTTTTTGAGTGCTATCACAAATTACTGGATATTCATATCTGAACTGGGCGTTGGCTATAGGGCTTGCTAGGCAAAATAGGAACGCCAATGCAAGTGTACGCATGGCTTACTCCTTAAAACAATATTTATTGTCCCTGCGTTACTGTAATAGGTGCGCAGCCGCCACCTGTTGTACAAGTATGATTTATAGTGTAATGTTGTTGGGTGGAACCGGACTGAGTTATTGTTAGGGAAGTTGGATTGCCATGTAACCCTATGCTAGCCATATGTCCTGCTGATCCTTGTTGAAGAACATCTACCGATTTATTTCCGCCGGTTAAATTTACTTCTGCATAATGACTTCCGCTATCTTTTTGTTGTACTAATACTGTATTTGAATTCCCAGTGACTGTAGCTAGTACTCCTTTTATGCCGCCTGTGCTATTTTGAGTTAAATTTACTGTATTGTTATTAGCAGATGTTCCTGTAGTCCCTAATGTTAATTCAATATAGTTTGCTGTAGTTGAAGATGTGCCTATTTGTGTAATGTTAACAGTATTAGAACTCCCGTTTCCCTTGTAATCTATAAAATTGTTCCTTGTTCCTGATTGATTTACTATAATAGTATTTGCATTACCAATTTGATCAATATAAACTTGATTATCGTTTGAAGTCCTATTAACAAATGTTTGGACTCTTGAATTAAACGAGGGATTGATTGAGAACGGAGCACCACTGCCGCCGCAACAAAAACTGCTAGGGTTAGTTACGTTAGTACCTGTTGCTGTACTAGTAGTAGTATTGTTAGCATCATAATAATAGGTTATCTCAGCAATTTGCATACTATCACAGTTCAACCCACAACCTTCACCTGCTTTGGTAGTTGGAAAGTAAATGTAATAATAAGCATAGGCTGTAGTATTTGTAACTGTTATGGTTGGGCTAGTCCAGAATCTAGTTTCGCTAAGAGACAAAGAACCGTCTTGTATTAATGCCCAAGTTACTCCATCATTTGATCCATAAAGTTTGTAACTAGTAGGATCTCTACCGCTAAAATCGTTAGCTGTAGTCAAAGTAAATCCAGTAACTACTCGTCCTTGATTTAATTTAATTGTAACCCCGGCATTCTTCTTATCAAAGTTTAGATACTTAGTGTTAGGATTGTTGTCAAATGCATTAACTGCGCCTTCGCCGGCAGGACTATTATTGCTGGTAGGATAATAATTAGTAATATAAACTGTTGAACTGTTGCTATAAATTGCTGTTGGTACTGGAGAAGTTTGACCTGAACTAGGTGTTGTTGTTGCTGTTTGTCCTTGAGACAACGGCACAGTAGAATAAGTAGCATTAGCATAGGTATCAGCTTGTTGGATTGTAGGATTCTGTGTTCCTGTCCAAGTAACACCCGAAGTATTGCTCATGCCCGACGAGCCGCTGAATAACTGTCCTGTGTTGTTATCATTGCCCACAAAGAAGAAATAGTCAGGCCCCATATTAACAATCTTACCTGTACCAACCGTAGCTTTAACATTACCAGCACTGTTGTATTGTTTGGCTAGATAAGGGTAACTAGCATTGCCGCTGAGTTCAAATTTTATATAGTCTCCAGCAGACCATTGTACCTGACCAGATGTCCAAGGAATCTTATAAGCAGTACCTGGTTGTTTGCTATAGATTTGGCAGGTAGTGGTATTAAGGCAGGCACTAACATTCCATTGGCTGTCAGCAATCTGATATTGGCCAAATTTTACATCTGTAAGTGCTGCCCATGACTTAGGACTTAACAGTACAAGACACACAACAACTATAATTAAACGCCAGTGTTTCATCTTCTTTTTAATACACCCGAATTTTGTTTTATGTTAACTATGTTACCGCCAGGGCTACCATCACCTATTAATTCTGTAGCCAAATGATCATTGTGAATAACATTGATAGTAGTATTAGAACTGTATCCCTGTGTTTTAATTTCTGCATAATGTTCATTTTCAGTATTTCTAAATGCTATTCCTTTACCTCTACCTGATATTGCTGATTCATCAGGCTTATCCCAAATCACACAAATACTGGTTGTAGAATTACATCCTAACCTACCAGCTTCTTCTTGCATTCTTAAAAGTCTGGCCTGCTCAATAGCTTCTGCAGATTCCTTAACTCGTTGGGCTAGTCTGCGCTGCGCTTCAACTTCTATTTCCTCCATCTCTCTTTCTCTTTTTGTTTTAGCAGCTTCTCTTCTAGCTTCTACAACTTCAAAAGGTTGTACTAAAATTAAATTGTTACTAATCTTTGATTCTACGGTATTAACTACAACCGGTGGCGTTGGTACAATTGAATTACTAATTACAAAAGTTGCTTCAAAGGCTTTGTCTAACTCAACTGAACCAGCACCGTTTTCTACTATAATTTTTCCAACCTTACAACGCTGTTCATCTAATTCATAACGTTTCATTTCGCTGTCGTCTTTACAGCTAGGTAGTAATATTATTAAACTTTGACCTGTTTCATCTACGGTCATAGAAAAATCTGTTCCCCTAACAGATATAGTCGCTGTTGGAGTTTTAATATTTGCTAATTGAGGATTAGTTTTTGCTATTTGTCCAGATGCCATGCGTACTGTTCCCATAGCAACTTTCATTCCTATTTTTCCAGCATCTGATTTTTTTGGATCGTAAACAAAGTCATCAATAACTAGTCTAGAATTCTCTGTTATTTTAACTTTGCTATCATCTTTAAATGTAATATTACTAACACATGCCCCAGTTGAATAAGTGTCCATACTTTCAACTTCTGAACCTTTTATTCCAGAAAATTGTTTTTTGTTTCTTTCAATTTGACATGCTGTACCTTTGCTGTCAGCGACTATACCAATGCCTGCATGAGCAATACTATTAGTTGCTAACAACAAAGATAGCAGTAAGTGACGCATAATTTACCTCGGTGCAGCTGTTTGTGCTCCTACGATTGCAGAGCTACTGGATCTAACTGTAATTGTATTGTGACTTCCTGTGGTCTGAATGTTCACAGTTGTTGCATTAGTTCCCTGTTGCTGTGTAGTAACGCTGTTATAATCGCCTGTTGTACTTGCAACTAAAATATGAGGTCCTGAATCAATCTGCTGAATATTAAACACATTTGAACTTCCATTGATTGTATTTGTGATTGACCCATAGCTAGTTGATTGATCACTAGTAATCTGATTGCTACTTCCTGTTATAGCTGTAACTGTACTGTTGTCAGTCCCTACAACGTTTTGAATAATCATATTACTATCGCCTGTGATAGTTTCAGTAATAACGTTTCTTAATCCGTTGGTAGTAGTATTACCTACAGTTAATTTAGTTTGGTTACTGTTACCTGTTACTGTACTGGTATAACTATTATTATTGCCTTTAATGTTATACTGGGCTGAGTTATTACTACCAGTTTGTGTCATTGTTAAATTGTTTGAACTTCCAGTAATGGTCGCATAGTTAGAAGAACTTGGTGCTTCCGGTACTAGTGTTGTAATTCCAATAGGTGATACAGTACTTACTGTAGTAGAAGTTGTGTTAGTTCCCCCAACATTGTTTGTTCCTCCTACTTGTTCAATAGTAACAGTATTAGAATTACCAACTTGTTCAATATAGACTTTGTTTGGACCTGTTGCTGCTGTTTGTGCTGAAGCTCCAGAACCCCAAAACATGGCCGCCATAATGAAGGCCATTTTACCATAATTATTTTTAATCATTTTTCGCTCCTAGGTACGGTTGTTGTTATTATTGTACCTTAATAAATTTTTTTGCTACCCACCCCTCTTTCTCGTCATAACGAATAAAATAGTGTTCCCCGGCGGTATTGAGGATCTCTACTGTTGTCTCTGGTTTTAATCTTAAAATTTTATCGCTGTTTTGATTAGATCCTAATCTTAAGTTTACCCAGTCTGTTACAATTCCTATTTGTTTTTTGTCTGTTTGTGTCGTGTTTTGTTCAGTGCTATTTGGTATCCCTGATGTAACTGGGGAGCCAGATCCGTCGACAATGTTATTGACAGTTGTGCTATTTTCTGTTCCATTAGCATTGGTTGCGTCGGCGGAAGGTTTTGAAATTTCTGGCGGTGCGGTGTTCGTTTGAACCAGCTCATTCTTTTTCTCCTCTTCCTTTTTTACCACCGGTTCAACTGGTTTTTCAACTTTAAATGACCAGTGGCCTTTTCTAGCACCTTCTCGTATTGTGCCAACTACAGCTGCTTGTATTGCAAGATTAGTTGCTTTGTTAATACTTTCATTGATGCTAGCACCTGTTTCTGCCTCTACTGCCTGGGTGCCTTGTTCTACAAATTTTAATACACCAAACTTGTCCATGTAGCTTAGGACAGTTTTTGTTACAGTTACTGAAGTGAGAACTTCACCAGTGCTCACTGATACTGTTCTTAAAACAACTGTTACTGTGTCGCTTTGATATTGGGTTGTAGCCCCAATACCTAACAATCTAAACCCGCTTCCACCAGTTATAGTATTTGAATCATAGCCAACAATAGCACCTTCGACTATAACTCCGGCAAACATCATTGGCGGTAAAGGTTTAGCGTCTTTGCCTTGATATTGTTCTCTCATTTGACGTATCATTTGTCGTTCTTTAATTAAGTTATCTAATCCAACTCTTTCAAGGACTACAAACCATCTAGCATCACCTGCATCTTGCAATGCTTTTATTAGGTACCCTTCAGCACCTTGTGTCACAGCAGAACTTAAACTTGCAATATTTTGAATACTTTTACGCTGGCCAGTTTTATCCATAAACTGATAAACTGCTACAGCAATAGGGCCGCCTTCGGGCGGCGCAACTTTATAGGTATCTTTCTTTAAAAGAGTACTTTGTTCAACTTGTGGTTCGTCAAATTGATTACCTGTAATTTTTTCTCTGATAGCAGAACTTGTAGCACATCCTGTTAAGGTTGTTATAATTGCTAGAGATAATAATGTTTTTTTCATTTTATCTCCTTAGAAAAAGAATGTATTAGCAGGAACAACCATAGTAGTATTTCCGCCTGGCCCATTTACATTAATGTGAATCATATTACCACTAGTACTTTCAGTTATCCACCACTTAATAGTACTACCGTTAGTTTCGCCACCTACATTATTAATGGTGCCACAATAATTAATTGTTGCTGCGTTGGCTGCAGTAGGCGTACATGCGTTTGCTCCTTCTCCAAACAAGCTATCTGTCATTTGTTTTGCTAATTGTGCAAAAATTCTAGATTCAACATTTGCTAAAAATCTTGCTACTGGAGTATTGGCTGCATCTCTTTCTATTTTTGCTTGTAATGCTTCTGCTGCTGCTTTATTTTTGTCTTTTTGCTGATCTTCTAGTTGCTTAATAGTCAACACGTGAGAACTATAACCGACCCCAGAAAAAGAAGGACTGTTAAAGTTGTGTACAAGTTCAGCCGAATGTACAAAAGATGGTACGAGTATTAATGCTGTTATTATTTTTTTCATTGATTCGCTCCCGGTATCCGGTATAGTATTTAAAACGGTTTATGAAACAATTAACAGGCAAGATTATCATTTTAATTAAATAATGTTAACACACCTTAGGACCGGTACTCGTTACCACAAGTGTGTAGGCGGCTACTGCCTTGGAAAATACGATTCGCTACCGTATTACCTAAAAGTGGCATTTTTGTGGGCTAAATATTATATGTTCACAATTACTCTACTACAAGGGGTGCTGATAACCCTTTTATTCACACACATTACTATTGTCAGCGTTACTCTATATCTACATAGATCACAAGCTCACCGCGGTGTAGAATTCCATCCTGTAGTAAGTCATTTTATGCGTTTTTGGTTATGGCTTACTACCGGTATGACTACTAAGGCATGGGTAGCTGTACATCGAATGCACCATCAAAATACCGATATACCTGGAGATCCGCACAGTCCACATGTATTTGGTATTAAAAGATTATTGTTAGGTGGTTGGAGTTTATATCACGAAGCAACTAAAGATCCTAACATGGTCATTAAGTACGGTGCAGGCACTCCAAAAGATCGTGTTGAAGTTTTCTATACTAGATACCACCGCCATGGCATTCTCTTAATGTTAGTCATAGACTTGTTATTATTTGGGCTATGGGGTTTTCTAGTATGGGGTATTCAAATGATATGGATACCATTCTGGGCTGCTGGTTTTATCAACGGTGTTGGACACTGGTGGGGATACCGCAATGGCGAAACTAAGGATCACAGCCGCAATGTCAGCCCCTGGGGCATACTAATTGGCGGCGAAGAATTACACAATAACCATCACTTAGATCCTGCTAATCCTAGACTAAGTCGCCGTTGGTTTGAATTTGATGCTGGATGGTTTTGGATTAAACTTTTAAGTTTTGTAAGACTTGCAAAGATTAGGAATTCCTAGACATATGAGAAACTATTCTAGATAGTTCTTTTATTCTTTCTAAGTCTTTATCAACCGGCGATTCGCCGGTTTCTCTTACAGGCTCATCTAACACAGAAGGTTCGTTATCTGGAGCAAACGTTGTGCCCTGTAAAGTGTTAACACTCTTTCCGTATATTGGTTGTACCGGAGTATTTGCTGTAGTTTGCTGTGCTAGAGGTTCTTTAACTGTAGGTGCTGGTTTTTTTACAGCTACAGCCTGCGGAGCTGGGGGATTTTCATTTTCAGCATCATCAACTGATGCATTTTCAATTTTTTGTACTTCAGTTAGATTTTTTAGTAACGTACCCATCTCAACAGGATTACGCATGTTACCGCTTTCTTGTTGATATGATCTTAATTGGAATAATAATTCTTTCTTAGCTACAGGAGTTACTTTGCCAAGATCAGCTTTTTGTTTTGCAACTTCGGCATCTTGGTCTGTGTTTATTTGTGTCTGGGCAGCTACTTGAGCTTCGGGTGTTATTGGTGTTCCATAAATTTTTAATTTATGATTACTTACTCCCCTTTTCCCAACCTCAACCTCAACTTCTAGTTTGTAGTTTCCTAGTGCTAGTTCTAAACTAGGTCCAAACTCTAATTCTTTCCAAGCAGCCTTTGTTGAAGGATTTAATATAACCAATGTTTGAAACTGAGCGGTACCTTGTGCATGGTGTATTATTCCATTGTAAATATTTTTAACAACTGAGGCTGCTCCGTCTTCGGTAGATAATTTTTCTTGGAGGTGAGCAGAAGCACGTTGATATGCTGAGCCTGTGAGACGATAGACTTGATCCAATGCGGCATCCCAAAGACCTGACTGTTTTAATTCTTTTACTGCTTTTCGACTGTCCATGTCCGGCCAGCCCTCTCCAGTTTGTGGAGCCCAGGGCACTGGTTGTCCTTCTTTCATATATAGATCTGACAGATCTAAGTCTGGCATAAAACGCTTAAAGAAAGAAGATACTACAAGTCCGCTGGATCCGCTTTCTTGACCAAATTGTTTAACATCATTAACTTTTAAACTTAGGAGTTGTTTCCATTTACCAATTTCAATTCTAAGGTCTGCTTTAGTACCTTTTTGATCGCCAACTCCATCAGTTTTAATAATAATTGGGGCGCCAGGATTTTGATCTGCTTCTTCTAACGCTTTTATTACTTTGTCAGATTCATTTACATAAGCAGCACAAGCTGAAATTTTAGATTGTAATGCTTCTACACCTTTTGGAAAATCTTTTTCTAAAGACTTCTTGTCAGTAACTAGTTTGTTGACGATTTCGTTATTAATTGGTTTATTAATAGCGACCATGTCAATTTCGCTTTTACCATTACGCTTAGTTCCTACGATTCTAAAACCGCCCGATGTTGGGTTTTGTGTAAATGTTTTAAGAGCCGACCAAACATCATTTTCATTAATATTCTTTTTACTAATAAATCTAGCATACAGAGCAGCACCTAATATAGTTTCGGCAACTTCTCCTTCATTCCATGGTTTCTTTTCAGAACCAGTTGATGATTTTTTTCCTGTTATTTCAGCACTTTTATGAATATGTTTAATAGGTGCTGTTTTTTTATTAGTAAATGTAACTACAAACTCTTCTATTTCTTTTGCAAATTCTATTTTATTTTCTGCTGCTTTAAATTGGCCAATAAGTTCCTTAACAGCTTCTTTAGATTTATCGGATAATTCTAATCCTGAATCTCTCTCGCCTGTTTTACCTAAAGCAATGGACTTAGCCTGTACTAGGTTAGTTAGATAGTTTTCCCAACTGCTAGTTGACGAGCGTTGAAGTGTTGTTTCTAATAATTTAAATTCTGAAAATCGCATAGTATAATATTTATACGATTTCTGGGAACAGGCATTCCTGAATAAAAATACGCACATCGTCCTCTGATAACCCTAAACTGACCATTACACGAGGAGTATGCGGGTTCATTTTTTGATTTTGAGCGTAAAAATTTTGATTTTGTGTTGTATTTTTTGCAGTATTGTTAGTGTCGCCTACATTCTGCAAATAAACATTAGTTGTTAGTTTAACTAAATTAATTATTTGATCTAGCTCTTCTTGTTTCTGCACGTTTCCGGCAGCAATCATACTTCCAGTAAAAATACGTTCTGCCCACTCTGGAAGTTTACGTGTTTTGTTCCACTCTAGTTTTTGTGCTTCTTCAGCAAACCATTCTATCAAAGGATGTTCGCTATCACCGGCAGGGCTAAAATCATGAAAACAACCAGTAATTTTGTTAGCGCCTGCAATTACATCAAACCCAAATATAGGTGCAGGATTATGTGTATGCGGGAAGATGCAACAATGCATCATCCAAAGACCTTTACTTTCTCTAGCATCTACTACATCAACGTGAGCTCGACGGTAGACATCACTGGTCCATACTCGATTAACCCAACCCGGCTGATTAAATCGATCCATGCCCGGTTCAAATATTTCTGTGCCGGTACGATTAAATTCACTAATTAGCAACCCCTGAACTTCTACTAGAGTATTCCATACATTACTTGTAGTCATCAACGACATCCATCATTTGATCAAATAATTTTGCTGCAAACTGAAAGGCAACTTTTGCTTCTTCTGCAAGACTATCATCTAACTTAGATCTAATTAAATTTTTCATAGTTTCTGGGTCGTCACCAAACTGGTAATATTTTCCTAAACCCGGAACACGTTTAGCAATCATCTGGCCACCGCTTAGGTCACCCATATGGCGTACATAAATGTGTGCTAACAATTTTTTTGGATCGTCTTTTATACTAAGAATATATTTGGTGTATTCGTTTACTACAGGTAAAATTTTTGGTGCGGCTGTATCATCACCCCATAACTCTATAAAGTCTTCTAGGATAGCAGGAGCTCGTCTTAAATTTGGCATTCCCTCAAAGATTCCATGAGGCATTGCACAAACTTCTAGTATCTCGTAAAGTGGGTGTTGATTTTTTAAATATGTGGCGTAAAGTTTTGGTTCAACATTACCAGAAAATAAAACCTTAACAAATGGTCTTGTTTCTGCGTTTCTATGGTCATCCCATAAAAGATCTTTTAAGCTCATTATTCTTCCTCAAGTTTAATTTGTAATGGAAATCCGTTTGATCTAGCTTGCTGTGTTGCTTCTACGGCTTTAGCTTCTGCAATTTCAAAACTGTAAGTTCCAGCAATACCGGCTCCGGTTTCATGGACTTGGAGTGTAATGTCTTTAGCGTTATCTAATGTGTGTTTAAAAATTTCTAATAGAATAGAGATAACAAAATCTACAGGTGTTGTGTCATCATTAAGTAAAATTACTTTCCAACGTTTTGGTTCAGATACAGTAACTTTGACTTTTTCATCTAGTTGGATATCGGTGCTGGGCATTTTTTTCTCTTTTCATATGGGGGAGTTTCCTCCCCCGTGTTACAGTTATTTAATTTCGATTTGACGTGGCTTTAATGCTTCTGGCACAATACGCTCAATTTGAATTTTAAGCATACCGTCCTTAACTTCTGCACCTCTGACTTCCATATACTCAGCAAGAGTAAATGTTTGTTCAAAGTCACGAGCGGCTAGTCCACGGTGTAGATATTCTTTAGAATCATTTACATCGATTGCCTTGGTGCCGGTAATGGTTAGTTGATCCTGATCAACTTCTACAGTAATCTCATCTTTGCTAAAACCAGCTACTGCAACTTCAATACCATATTGGTTTTCATTATACTTCACAATATTATGTGGAGGATAATTGCTATTCTGATGATGAGGTGCGCTAAAATAGCGATCAAAGCCTACTAAAGCTCTACTTAAATTGGCAAGGTCTGCCGTATTGATAGTTCTTAATTGTGTCATTTTATATCTCCTTAATTAAGCAAGAATTGTGTAGGGCCCGACCATCGGCACCCTACGTTTGTATTATATTACTTTTTATCTGTAGGGTCAACTTCTGTGAAGCTGGCATCTACAGTTTGTTCGCCACTTTGTGCAGCTTGTTGTTTGGCCTGTTCAGCAGCTTGCTTTTTGGCAAACACTGGACTTGCCGCTTCAAATAACCCGCTCAATGATTTGTTGATAGCTTCAACATCGTCACCGGTTGTTGCTTCGTTAACTACTTTGATTGCCTCATCAAACTTTGATTTCTCATCATCAGTGAGTTGGTCTTTGAATTCGTTAAAGTCTTTTGTTAGTGTATGTACTTGTGCTTCAGATTGATTACGAGCCTCAATGAGCTCTTTGGCTTTTTTGTCAGCGTCAGCGTTTGCTTCAGCTTCCTTAACCATTCTTTCAATGTCATCTTTGCTTAGTCCACTATCAGACTTAATTGTAATTTTGTTTTCTTTGCCTGTACCTTTATCTTTGGCGCTAATGTTCATAATGCCGTTAGCGTCAATATCAAATGTAACTTCAATTTGGGGTGTGCCACGCATAGCCGGAGAAATACCTTCAAGATTAAATTCGCCAAGAATCTTATTGTACTTGAACAGTTCACGCTCACCTTGCGCTACTTTAATAGTAACAGCAGGTTGATTGTCTTCTGCTGTACTAAATGTTTGACTAGCCTTAGTAGGGATAGTAGTGTTCTTTTGAATAATCTTAGTGAATACCCCGCCTAGCGTTTCAATGCCTAGACTTAATGGAGTAACGTCTAACAACAGAACGTCTTTTTTGTCACCTGCTAGTACAGCACCTTGAATAGCTGCTCCAGCGGCAACAGCTTCGTCTGGGTTAACATCTTTGCGTGGCGCTTTGCCAAACAATTTCTCAACAGCTTCTTGTACCTTAGGCATGCGGGTTTGGCCGCCTACAAGAATAACTTCTGTGATGTCCGTTGCTTTTACTCCTGCGTCTTTCATAGCAATCTTACAAGGTTCAATACTACGTTGAATTAGATCTTCTACTAAAGACTCAAACTTGGCGCGACTAATAGTAACGTTTAAATGTTTAGGACCACTTGCGTCTGCTGTAATATATGGCAGACTAACTGTAGTCGATTGTGTACTAGATAGTTCAATCTTAGCCTTTTCAGCGGCGTCCTTTAATCGTTGAAGTGCAAGAACGTCAGCTTTAAGATCAGTTCCGCTTTCTTTCTTAAATTCATCAACAATATAATCCATTAAGCGTTGGTCAAAGTCTTCACCGCCTAAGAATGTATCACCGTTGGTGCTTAATACTTCAATCTGTTTATCGCCTTCCACATTCGCGATTTCAATGATTGATACATCGAAAGTGCCGCCGCCAAGGTCGTAAACAGCAACTTTCCGATCTTTACTGTCAGCTTTATCAACACCATAAGCAAGAGCTGCCGCAGTAGGCTCGTTAATAATACGGAGTACTTCCAAGCCTGCGATTTTTCCAGCATCCTTAGTTGCTTGTCTTTGGCTGTCGTTAAAATACGCAGGAACTGTGATAACGGCTTGAGTAACTTCATGTCCTAAATAATCCTCTGCAGTTTTCTTCATCTTACGAAGAACTTCTGCTGAAATTTGCGGAGGTGCTAATTCTTTGTCTTGCGCCTTGATCCAAGCATCTCCGTTATTAGCTTCTAAAATTTCGTAAGGCATTAGGTCGATATCCTTCTGAACTTCTTTTTCAGAGAACTTACGACCAATCAACCTTTTGGCTGCATAAATTGTATTTTTTGGGTTTGTAACCGCTTGTCGTTTTGCTGTAGCACCTACAAGAATTTCGTCTTGTGTGTATGCAACGATTGAGGGTGTTGTACGGGCGCCTTCTGAGTTTTCAATAACTTTAGCTACGCCGTTTTCTAAAATGGCCACACAACTATTAGTGGTGCCAAGGTCAATGCCGATAATTTTGCTCATTTTTTTCTCCTTAAGTTAAGCAAGAATGATATAGAACCCTATTGGCGTTCTATATTATTATTTATGCCTGTTTTTCAAAAATATTATTATATTGGGTGTTAACTCTAACAAAAGTTGTACATTTGCTAAGTTGTTTAAGTGTAGGAGCTCCTACGTAAGTACAGGTACTACGTAATCCTCCTAGTAGGTCTAGTACTGTATTTTGTACAGGACCTTGATATTTTACTTTTACAGTTCTACCTTCTGAACTACGATATTCTGCAACGCCGCCGTGATGCTTCTCCATAGCAGTATCCGAACTCATTCCATAGAAAGTAACCATATCGTTTTCAACAATTCCTCCACCTTCATCGTGCCCGGCTAATAATCCGCCAAGCATGACAAAGTCTGCGCCTGCTCCAAATGCTTTAGATACATCCCCTGGGCAAGTACAACCGCCATCAGCAATAATATGGGCATTGAGGCCATGTGCCGCATCAGCGCACTCAATGATTGAAGAAAGTTGCGGGTAGCCAACCCCAGTTTGTATCCTAGTCGTGCATACCGATCCTGGTCCGATTCCAACTTTGACAATGTCTGCTCCTCTCAAAATAAGTTCTTGTGTCATGTCTGCGGTAACAACGTTACCTGCAATGATTGTACAATGTGGGAATGTTTCTCTAACTTTTTGTACAAAGTCGCCAAATCTTTCTTGGTAACCGTTAGCAACGTCAATACAGATAAAATGTACTTCGGGATACGCATTAATGATTCGTCGAAGTTTTAGAAACTCGCGGTCACTAGTACCAGTGCTAACAGCAAAATAATTGCCGCCGGTTTCTGTTACTAGGTCAGATAGATCGTCCTCAGCATAAGACTTTACTAAGCAAGTAAACATTCTAAAATCCCACAAGGACTTAGCCATAGCCAGTGTACCAACACCGTCCATGTTACTAGCTATAATTGGAACGCCTGTCCATTGAGTTTTACTGTGACGGAACTTATAAGTCCTAGACAAATCAACTTCTTTACGACTCGAGAGTGTACTTCTTTTTGGTCGAATAAGAACATCTTTAAAGTCAAGTAGAATCTCATTTTCAATACGCATGTTTTATCTTTCGTTGCTAAAAGGAATAATCATCCTGCCATCGTATGTAGTCATACTACGTAAAGTATTATAAACATTTTGAATGCCGACAGCTTGGTTCCATGCATCTTCTAATGCATGGTGTTTTGTTACTGGGGGACGATGCGGGTTGATACCTAAATCAAATGCTGTGCGGACATCTCTTACTTGCCAAAACGACCAAGGAATAGATTTGCCTACGCGATTAAATGCTGTTTCACAAATAGGAACATCAAAAGCAGCACCATTTGACCAAACTCGTTTAGCACCCCAACAGAACTTATAGAGTTTGGTCATTGCATCTTTGATGTGGATCCGATCAGATCCTTCGCCAAATGCTTCGTCTTGTACTGCCTGGTCTTGTTGTGCCCACCAAGCAATGGTGTCGTCATTTACTTTTAAACCTATGTCGTGACAACTGTCTAGATCTACACGAACGTAGAAACTTTCCATCTGTGGTTCTTGAATATCTTTACCAAAAGGATCAAACTTTACTGCTCCTATGGTAAGTATGGCAGCATCGGTTGATGTTGCTAGTGTTTCTAAATCAATCATTACGTCTGTTAGCACGATTTTTATCTCTTTCTTATAAATAATATATGTTCATAGAAAACAAATATTCTAAATGTTATTTTAACATCATCAACACAGCAAAGTCAAGAGACTATGTGCCAAATGTGTACACAGAAAAACATCATATTATACCAAAAAGTTGCGGTGGTGATAACTCTCTTAATAATTTGGTAAAACTTACAGGGCGTGAACATTTTATTTGCCATATACTTTTGCCAAAAATGACAACTGGAATTTATCATAACAAGATGGTTCATGCGTTGTGGAGAATGTGTAATACTTTAAAATTAGATTACAAAGTTACATCTAAAACTTATACTAAAGCAAGAGAAAAACATGCTCACGTTTTATCAACTGTAGGAACTTCTGGGCAATTTAAGATAGGGCGGACTACGTGGAATAAAGGAATAGCTCGAACATTAGAAGAAAAACAAAAAATGTCGCAAGCCCGCACAGGAATATCAACTGGCCGTACAAAAGAAGATTTTACTCCAGAATGGAGGGAAAAGATATCACAATCAAAGAAAGGTAAGGATACTTGGAATAAAGGTATAACCCACTCAGATATAACTAAAAAATTACAATCTGAAATAGCAAAGAATCGCCCTAAGAAGTTGTGTTCCTATTGTGCTAAACTACTTGACCCATCTAATTATAAGAGATGGCACGGAGAAAATTGCCGTGCTAAATCTTAACTATATTCATACGGTGTACTAGGATGTCCATAATCTACCGGAATATCACCTTTGAAATTATCGTAATCCTGATAGTAACCCTCGTTTGGTTTAAGTTCACGCCAGTTGTCGTATTTGATCTTAGCCAACAATACTTCATTCTTGCTCAATAAATCACAGACAATGAAACTACTAGAACAAGCACCTCTAATAGTTTTAATTGGCGCATGTTTATATTCATTAGCCAAAAGCGCCTTATGAATATCACCGCCATATGGAGCCATGATGCGTACTATGCCCAGCTTTTGATTACGCAGGCGAAATTTATCTACAAGTGTGAGTTCTGTTAGTGTAGCTGTGTTGTCATCGTTAACACGTAATAATGCGTTTTTAACTTTGATGCTACCTTTTGTATGACTGTTATCAGGCGTTTCCTTAGTGCTCCAAGGTAGCTGACAGTCCACGTGATTGACATATAATGTCTCCCCATGAAATTTTAAGACCCACATAGGAATGGTCTCGTCTTCTAAGTGCTTTTTGTTAAATGCGAAGACTACATCCTTACAAGCATACTCTATCTATTTCATTTTATTTTCCTTTAGTTAGTAGGGGACTTTCACCCCTGTGCTTTTATTTACGCAAATATCTCTAGCGCAGTGCCGCATTCTGAACAGAACTTAGCGTGTGCTTTATTCTGTTTGCCGCATGTAACGCATTTTGGTTTTGCCTTAACTGTTACTGGTTTAGTAACAGGTTTGTTATCGCCTAGATCACCTACAAGTTTCAGCACAATGTTATGCACAGTGGATTCTAATGTGCTAACTGTAACAGTTTGGAAACTTTGTGTTGACTTACTACCAGGAACAGTGATACCCACATCATTAGCAGGTGCCCAGTCCATAGTGGCCATACCATCGTGGACAGCACCGCTAGCACTAATGTTCATACTCTGTAGTGTAGCATTAGTGGCACTTGTAGCAGAGGCTTTCATGTTCTCGCCTTTACTAAAATCTACACTACGCATCATACCGTTTACATTGTAAGCTGTCGAAGTGGCTCCGTATATGGCAGACGAACTCCATTGAGGAATATTGATAACCGGGCGAGGGATTTCAAACTGATATTCGATACGAACTAGTCCGTCTTCTAGTTTAATACCGCGTGGCCCATTTTCAATTGCGTCAGTGCGTTCAATGAACTTGAACTTGTTACCTTCGGAGAGATTGCCGTTTTTAATCCAACGCTCAAGATCGACAGTCCGACCCGGGTCTATGACCAATCCGCCAGGAACGACATTCTCTCCGTCGATGAACACATTTACGACAGCGCGAGTTGTATTGAGGTTTTTGAGTAAGATGCTATATTCGCTAGCGAATGGAATATAGACTGTGTCCTTGAATTCACGTAGGACTTTTCCGTTAGCTTTTATACTCGCAACGAGTTTTTGATTATACATCATTTTTCTTCCTTTTTACTGGCTACACTCTAGAGCCATATTAATTTAAAGAGTGTCGGTTGCGGACCTTCCGCAATTTTATTTATATCTTGAAATGGTGCGCCTGACAGGACTCGAACCTGCCACCTGGAGTTTTAGAAGCTCTTGCTACCCATACAGCTTCAGGCGCATACACACATTATATATGTGTGTCGTATAAATGTCAATACAATTTTGGCGGGAGTTGTTCTTTTTTGAGCTTCTTTAACCATCTAGCTCTTGCGGCACCTTTAGCACGTTTACGCTCTGTTGTTGGTTTTTCGTAAAACTCTTTTTTACGAAGTGCGTCTAATGTGCCAGCGTCTTCAACTTTACGCTTGAACCTGCGTAATGCTTGATTAATGTTTTCGTTATCTCTTACAGTAATACCTGTGCCTTTCGGCTTATGATTGTTCATCATTCTCTTCTTCTTCGTCCTCGTCTGTATTGGTAAGCTCTTCAACAATTTGATCTAAATTAAATATTCTATTTTTAGATATCAAATTATACGGTGTAATTTCATCACTTGTTATATAGTGAACATTTGGGTTAGCTAATAGAAATGTGATGAATTGTTTGGTTACCGGATCACAGTTGTCAACGTCAATTATGATAAGATCTGCTTGATGTGCAACACTTAGTAACCAACTAATGTCAGTTTCGTCTTGATCGTATATAAAAACATTTAAGTCGTCAATGCTTCTACTTAAGATAGCTTGAAACTGTTGCTTAATATGCATTGACGGTTTTACTAGTAGATATCCTAATGTTGAATTAAAAATTTTGTCCGGAGGAGTTATTACTGTTATTTTTCCTAAGTTCATATATTCTATCTATAAAATGTTCGATTTTTTCTTGAGAGTAGTTACTAAATTTGGGTCCTTTTTCTCTAGTCTCTCTAACAAAGGCATGTAATTCTGGGTCTGTGTTTATGTCTATATTTAAATCTTTAAATTGGGTCTCATCATAAATTTTGTACAATTCATCTCTAGCTTTTATACCCATACGTTTTTTAATTTGAGACCAAAGAGATTCCTCACTCTGCTCTTGATTTTGGACATAGCCTATTTCCGATTCTTTATTTCTATCTGACCCATTTGGTTCTTGGTCATGTAAGTCTTTTTTTTTGATTCTTCGGTTGGCTCTTCTTCCGGAACATATCTCTTAGCTTCGGATTCGGCAACAGATTTTGTTTCTTCTTCAACAGCCTTTTCTGCTTCTTCAATCATTTTATTCCATTGTTCAACAGGAATTGGCGGTTCTTGTGCTTCGGCAACATTTTCATTTATTCTTGTTTGAGCTTCTTTAAGAAAGTCTTTATCTAAATCTAATACTGTATCTTGTTCTTTGGCTACATTTACTGTAGGTTCCTCAATTTTTGTATTAGGTTCTTGAACAGGAAAAGGCCACGGTGAATAAATGTAGTCTGTGCTGTCGGGTACAGGATCGTTGATAACAGGGCCTCTAACTCCGTTTGAAAAATCATATTCTTCTTGAATATCTTCAGATTTATATTTCTTCTGATCCCTATGCCATTGGAAAGTCATCTGGGCAGCTAGCAACATGATAACAGCCAACGGATCAAAAACACTAACAATAAGAATAATAATCCATGTTACTGCTTTTTCAAGCATGTTCTCATCAGCACCTTTATCTCCATAGATAAATTTTGCTATGTATTTTATAGGCCCAACTTCCGCTTCAACTTTGCGTACCTCGGCTGCGATTGGTGAACGGCTTTCATTAAGTTGTACAATTTTCTTCTGCTCGGCTTCGATCTCAGAAAGTAGTCTACCACGTTCCTTTTGTTGGGACCTACGTACAGCAACGGCTTTGTCAGCACCTTTTTCGTCTGTGCTTCGTGCCATAACTTGGTCCACAGCCTCATCCATCTGTTTAAGCGCCTTGCGGTTAGCATCGATATTGTCCCTTGCAATTTTGATCTTTTCATCGTATAGTGCTATCTTACTTTGAACATCACCACTGACTAAGTTTTGATCATTATGTGCTTTTGAAAGGAATCCAAAAATACCCATTGAAGTAATAAGCATTAATACCATAACGGCAATAATCATGTAGTACTTCATGAAACGCGGAGCACGTTCCCAATTGGCTTTTAGCCAAGAGGCGCAGACAAGTTTGCCTACTTCAAGAGCCGACCCCATTATAATAATTGGAATAACAGCCGCAGAAAACACAGCGGCCAAACCTACTACTGAGTAGTAAATTGCGACCGCTGAGATTGTTAAGCCAGTTACGAGTAATAGCCAGGCTAGTATCATAGATCCTTATTCTGCAGCACCAGAGTTATCAGTTGTAACGACTTCAGTACCGTCAATACGTGTGACTGTAGTGTCTGCCCAAATGTCTGCAGCTGTATCAGGGGCAGCTACTGTAATTGGTAACATGTTATCAGTTCCGTTGGTGCCGTTATAAACACGAACAGTAGCCGAAGTGGCATCTCTAAAACCTCTAACAAATTGATCTTTAACAGCTAGGGCAACCGTACTAACAGTAGTCGAACCATCTACAGCGGTAGTTGAACCGTTAAGGGTAGTACATGCATCAACTACACCTGCATCTCTTTCATATCTTACAGTGAACGCTAAACTAGTAGCTTGGGCGTCACCGTTGGTTTCAGCACCAACTTCAACATCTAAAATTTGACAATCTGCCAAACCTGTAAGCCTGTTAATAACGTTACGGAAACGCATGTTGCCTCTAGCACGGGCTTTGCCTTTAGCTAGGGTTGTAGGAAGATTAGCTGTTGCAAAGCTATCTGAACTATTTGGTGTCATTGCACCGTTATCGTTACCGTCCGCTGTTGCGTATGCGCCGGTATTAGCTACCCAAACTACACGATAAAAATTTGGTGTTAGTTGGTTAGCGTCTTGTTGAAATCCTGATGGCATTTTATGCTCCTAAAGTTTATTTTATATTTATCAGTACAATGCCGTTAAACCTAGTATACAGTTTAACGGCATTGTAAACAACTTATTTGAAGAAAATAAGCGCCATCATTACAGCCTGCAAAATAAAGCCTACACCAATTGTTACTACGTTAAGCATGTCTTTTTGGACAGTTGCTTTAACAAACAGTAACGAAAGCCCAGCCCAGCAAAGTAGTACTAGATCAACAGGAGGAAGTCTGTCAGTTAGTCCACTCATTACAGCAAGTAGACTTGGTATTGTACTAGCATGTAATACAATAGCCGCTAACCATCCAAATGTTTCTGCGCTAATGTGGCTGACTTTATTTTGAATAAAGTCCTTAAATTTAGCCAAATCAAAGTTTTGCATAACGATCCTCTTTTTACTTAGGTTTACGATAAAAAATGTGTTGTCCGATTGTACCTATTTTCTCAAGGTTCCATCTCGGGTTAACGTAGGTGGCATGATAAAAGAGAGCATCTTTGAGAATGTCCAACCTGAAGTTCTCCAAAAGAACTTTTTTAGCAACTGCATAACTTTCATTATAAGCCTCCTTGTTTACAGGTCTAGTTTTTGCGGCGGAGTCACATGCCCATGAGAATTGGCATACAACTCTTTCCATAATTACATTTTTTTGGTATACAACACCGCACACATCGTTACCAAACTGTCCGCTGGCTACTCTGTTCATGGTAACCTGGGCAACAGCCACTTTGCCTTCAAACGGCTCGTAGCCTGCTTCTCTATAAATGTTAATAGCTAGACAATCTAATTGTCGTTCTCTAGTTTTAATGCTTACAATATCAGAACTGTAAACTCCTGCACTTTCTTTAAGTACAGCAAACTTTTTTTGGGTCACAGTTTGAACCAAAGTGGCTACTACAAAAAATCCCAAAATAAGGGATATGATTCTAATTGACTTTTCCATAAGTCCTCCTTTCACTTAGTGTTAGATTCAAATTAAAAATTTGTCACTAACAGTTACATTAAGGGAGTTAACTTCACGAGGCTCTGAAAGAACCCTACTTTCGTGTAGTTGTCTCCATCGGACGCACATGCTCATAACATTGTGTGCCTTTGGCGACCCTTGGCATCCCGAAAATACGGGTTTCTCATTGGCCAAGACCCGCCGGTTTGATTAGATATTCGCTACCATATCAAACCAACTATCTTAGTTTCTTTGCGAAACGTATAATATATATCCCATCCATAGTATTATACACTCTAAATAGGTAATTATCGACGCATTTTGGCAATATCTATTGCTTCTTCGTCGGAAAAAATTGGAACTGCGTTTGATTTATGCATAGTGCCAATACCTTTGATTGCTGTACCAGTGTAAACTTTATCTGGTGCTTTCAAACAAGGGCCGCCTGTAAATGGCAAACTATTAATTTTGGGAGTTTCTCTAATAAACGGTTTATTAACTACTGGATTCATAGCAGGCGCTGACAATCCACGTTGTCGTTTACGATCCTCTGCTTCAACACCCCACCGCTTCATAAGCTCGTTCCAAGATTCCTCTTGTTCACGAGCTTTGCGGGCATGTGCTGCCGAAGCAAACTTCTTTTTTCCTTTTTTCTTACCAGTGGTACTGAGCCACGGGCCTTCAAGATGCATACTCATATTGTCTACCAAAATAACTATGATTTAACTAGTATAACAAGATACTAGAATAAAGTCAAGTGATTTTGATTTAATGTTTTTGAGTTTGCCAATAATTAACAGTTTCTTGTAGTCCCTGCCAGTATGAAACTTTTGGTTTCCAACCAGTTAGTTGTGTTAGCTTATTGCTATTGCTATTGAGCAAATATATTTCGCCGTGTCTTTTTGGTTTAGTATTCCAATTAATTTTGCCTGTCCAACCAATTAACTTTGCAATATTTTCAGCGTGTTGTTTAATTTTTACAGGCTCGTCGGGCCCAATAGTAAACATATTGTTGGCGCATTTATCTCGATTGGTAATAATTGTAGTCCACGCATCGAGTAGGTCATCAATGTATATAAAGTTTCTATAAGGTTCTGCGTAACCCAAATTTATTTCCTCTGAATTACTTAGCATTTGACTAATAATTTGTTCAGTTACAAAAAAGTCGTTGTCTTTTCTTCCGTAGGAATTTGTTTGCCTAATAAAAGCATAGTCTAATCCGTGAGCCCTATGTGCATATTCTAAATATTTTTCGCAGGCAAATTTAGCCACAGCATAAGGTGCATTTGGATGAGGAATAGTTTCCTCATCAAACGCTGGAATAGTATTAGGAACGTTACCTTCTCTAATTAAATCACTAACAGGTTGCCAACCATAAACTTCCATAGTTGAAGCAAAAACAAAATAAGGCATTACGTCTAGTTTACATGCAGCCTCAATTAAATTTACTGTTCCTACATAATTAATTTGACTAAATGTTAGCTGTTCGTAAAAACTTTTTTCAACTTCGGTCCTAGCCGCCAAGTGAACAATAACATCTGGTTTTTGATCTAAGATTTCTTTTTCTACTTCTTTAAAATCAAGTAAATCATTTTTAAGATGATACAGTTCGTAATTGTTTTCTAGTCGTTGAGTTAAGTGGGTTCCAATAAACCCACTTGATCCTGTCATTAAAATCTTCATATTGGTTTATTTGGTTGCAGATTCTTTTCTTGCGTTTTTAACTGCTGTTACATCGTTACGTACTTCTTTACATAACTTAGCAAGTTCTTGTAAGTGTTTGCGAACACGGGTGCCCGCCGCACCAACTTCTTTGTCATAAAATTTTTCGAAATCGGATTCCATTGCCTCAACAACGGCGGTAAATTCTGAAAATCGGTTTGTAGCCATAATAGTTCTCCTTGTTTATTAGTTATGTCAACAAGTTTTATACTACTGGCAAATATGAAGTTATTACAACTATTTTGGTTAACCTTCTACGATAACAGTCAGACTTCCGGTAGTAATATTTCCGCCATCGGCTAGACTATCGCTTTCTCTTGCAATTGGTTTGTCGTTTACAAAGACAGTATCGGATCCTTGAACAATAGCAACCCCTTTTGAGTTTACAGAGTCGTAGGCGAATGCTGTATTTCGATCTTCAACAAATACATTTGTAGAACCTCGAACAATTACATGTCCGCTGCCAACATCTCGACCAACTCTAGCTACTCCGTATGGCATTATGCTACATCCCCAGGGATACTTGGAGTACCTGATAACACAGACGTTGTAGCCGTATTAGTAGCACTAACACCAGCTGCAGCTGTTTGAGCAGGTTTAACAATAGTAAGTAGTTGTTTTAGTTGTCCCCAACCAGTAATTGCAGCTTGGCCTAGGTATGTCTCAGCTGCCCACGCGGTAAGCTGTGTTCCAGCAAAAGCAAAACTATCAGTAATTGCACCAGTTACTAGGTTAGCAGACGCCACTTGAAGTTTCAAATCACTTACATCTGTAACTGTTTGTTGTACTTGAGCTTGCATATTTGGGACAGTCACTGCTGTTGGAGGTAGACCAGATCTTTCCAAAGCCGCATTTGTTGTGTTCTGTTGAAATTTATTATTTCTAATTTGATCAACAGTAGCTATTTGATATGTAGTAACGCCGGCAGCTAGTTGGCCTGAAACTACCAGAACTTGCTGTAGTTCGCATCGAAGCTGCTGGGGTCAGCGGAGTATTAGCTGCGGCCACTGAAAAATTGTTTGCTAGAAAAGTATTCATAGCTGTAACCTGTGTAACTAAACTGGCTACTGAGGTTTGAATTTGTCTATGTACGTCTGTTTGTTCTCTTATAGCAGCTGCTATAGCAAGTGCTGCATTATCACTAACGGCAATGGTCATCAATATCTCCTAGTATTACTATTTGATATTTATGCTAGTTTTATTCCAGTTGTTGATTCAATAAACTGATCAGCAAATTGCTTGTCTGTTGCTTCGGCTACAGTAACGGTATTTTTAAGCAATTTTACTTCTTTGTCGGGACTAACTGTAAACAAGTACGGCATTAATCCTGGACCTTTAGCTCCCATACCTATCACCATAGGTCTGCTTAGTTTGTAGTAATTTGAAGTTTCTTCGACTAATTTAGCAACAATTTCTTCGCCGCTAGTTAGTTTAAGTGTAATAACTTCTCCCTGTGAAACGCCTTTATCAATTAACATGTTTATCCTTTTAAGTGTTCTCTGAGTTCTGTGAACCCGCCTATTAATTTATCGTCTAAAAAGATTTGCGGTACAGTCCTGGCCGTAGGTACAGCTTCTAGCAACTGTTCCTTAGTCCAATCTTTACTTACGTTTCTTTCCTCAAACTCAATTCCTTTATGTTTGAGCAATGCCTTTGCTTGATCGCAATAGGGGCATTGATTTTTACTCCATACAATAGCTTTCATTTTAAATTTGCCTCCGACATTTTTTGTATGTATAACGGATCTGATAATATTTCTTTTTCTTCTGGAGTAGTATCTCGACAATATACAGGTTGTCCGTCAGGTGGTAGATGAAGTAAAAAATATTGTGCCTCTTCTTCTGGCACTCCTATAATTAAATCGAAGCTAGCCTGCTTTTCTAGCATGTCTGGCCAAATAATTCCAATCATATCTGTTTCCTTTAAATATTTGGTAGTGCATCATAATCGATTGCATCGGACATCACACCAATAACATAGTTAGTTGACTCGCTTTCTTGCAGAGCTGTTTGTTTTTTACTAGTGTCGCTATGCTTGTTGAACCAAGGAATAGGAGTAGTTTTTGGTGCTGGATTCCAATATTTAATGCCAATATCTTTTAATGCTCCAACAGCGGTATAGTCAACAAAATCTTTTAAAATATTTGCGTTGAGTCCAATTACAGGACCTTTCTTAAACAAATAATCTGCCCAGGCTTTTTCTTCTGCAATAACGTCTCGATAAATTTGTATGACTTCTTCTTGACACTCTTGTGCTGCTTGAGAAAAACGAGAGTCTTCTTTAACTACTTGATTAATTAGCCAAGCTGTCCAACCTTTATGTAATAATTCATCTTGTAGAATCAGGCTAATAATATTACCATTGCCAATAAAAATTTTATTCTCTACCATTGCAAGACTTGTAGCAAATGAAACCATAAAGCGGAATGCTTCTAGTGCATAACTAGCATGTAAGGCTAGGTATATAGATTTAATATGTTCTTTTTCTGGAAACTTTTCTAACAATTCTTTTCGGCAATTAATCATATGTAGTTTATCGTAATACAACCCAACGCTTGAAGCCATATTTACAATTTCAGCTGTGTCATGAATTGTGTTGAATACATCTTTGGGTACGTTGTAGATATTGCGAATAATATGACTATAACTACGACTATGAATGTTTGTTTCAAAGAATGTCCAGTTGTAGACCAGTGCTTCTAGTTCTGGTAGGCTTACGACCGGAGTAAAGATTTGGCTTGGGCCGCGGCCTTGCAGACTGTCAAGAGCAGTTTGCCTAAGCAGGTTGCTAGTGAAGATATGTTTAACTGCATCTGATGCATCCTTAAAGTCTTGTGAATCTTTAGTTAGACTAATCTCTTCAGGAACCCAAAAGAATCCCCTAGCAGTCTTTTCAAAATCTACAATTTTGTTATATTTTACTTCTTCAAATCGTTGAATGGTAACTGGACCTGCAGGGTCTAGAAACATCTTGCGATTTAAATAATCTGTCTTTATGTTTAAATTATATTGTGCTTGACTCATTTTTTATACTCTAAAACTTTCGCCACACCCGCAGCGATCTCTCTCATTTGGATTTGTAAATTCAAATCCTTCGTTTAATCCTTTTCTTTGCCAATCCATAACTAACCCATTTAAGTAAGGTGCATCTTTAGCACTTACTAATACTACAAAATCAGGGTGAGCGTAATTTGTTACACCAACTTCTGCTACATACTCATCTACATATTCTAACACATAAGCTAGCCCAGAGCAACCGGTAGTTTTTACACCAATCCGGATGCCTACGCCTTTGCCGCGTCGTTCTAAATTCTGTCTAATCTTTTTACTTGCTGTTTCGGTTACGGTAATCATCTACAGCTGCCTTGATAGCATCTTCTGCTAGTATTGAACAATGTATCTTAACTGGTGGTAATGCTAGTTCTTCGGCGATTTCGGAGTTTTTAATTGATCCGGCTTCGTCGAGGGTTTTACCTTTGAGCCATTCTGTAACGAGGCTCGAGCTTGCGATAGCCGATCCGCAGCCATACGTTTTAAATTTTGCATCTGTAATAATACCTGTATCATCATCTACCTTTATTTGTAATTTCATCACATCGCCGCAAGCAGGTGCGCCAACCATGCCTGTACCAATACCTGCTTCGTCTTTGGCAAATGATCCTACATTGCGAGGATTTTCATAATGATCAATTACTTTATCAGAGTAAGCCATTTACATGCTCCCAATTAATAATTTTCCATTGATTATTTAAATATGCTTTTTTGTCGGCTTTGTAGTCAAGTGCCCATGCATGTTCCCACCAATCAATTAGTAAAACTATATCTTGTTTAATTTGATGGTTAGTTATTGTTTTTATTTCGCCCGACTTACTCAAATATACCCAGCCGCTTCCTTGAATTGACATTGCGATTTTTGCAAATTCTTCTTTAAATTTTTCAAAAGATTTAAAATGGCTTTCAATAAATTCTTTAATTTTCCCTGTAGGTTGATTAGATCCTGTTGGAGGATGCAACTGTGTAAAATAGATATTATGTAAAAATGCACCTGCTTCGTTAAAATTAGCATCACCTTCGCCAGCATTAAATCGATCAACATAGGCCTTGTACAAAGAACTATAATGATAGTCGAGGGAAGATTTACTTAGGCTTTTACCTAAACCGTCTTTTGGATAAGGTAATTTAGCCTGTTCAAGAGTCTTTGGTATCTTACCTTCTACAATTGTCTTAATAAAGTTAAACATAGTTAAATATATAGCTAGGTGGTCAACTGGGCATCCAAGGATCCTGCGTCTAGAACTTTCCCAGTTTTTGCTAGACACAGCCAATGTGGCGAAAGGGTAAATTGGCACTTAGCACTTTTCATTTTGTTTTCAACACAATTCTGTTATCTTCAATTTTAATATCAACTATTTTTCGGCCATCATCTAGATAAACAGGTGTCTCATTATAAATCTTTTTTATCAATCCTGCATCTGGCTTGTGGGCTAACATTTGCCATGCTTTGAATAGTTCTTGATGTAAATCGTATGCATCCATTATAATTTACAAGCCTCGCAGTCATCTTCAATAACTTCTACATTTACGTGGTAACCGTTAACACCTTCTACCTGGTAACCATTAGTTTCCTGATGTGGGTCATTAGATGCTCTTGCACCTTGTTTATTAATTAAACTATAGTAGAATGTTTTAATCCCCCAATAGTGTGCCTGCATCAAGTTTTTAGCAATTAGTGTAGTTGGCACTTTACGTTCAACGAAGTGAGCAGGGTTATAAAATGTGTTTGTACTAATACTTTGATCAACATAAGCAGCAAGTACTGCAGCAGTTTTTAAGTAACCATCGCAATCTTTTTGTTCCCACATTAGTTGATACTTGTTCTTAAGTTTATGGTACTCAGGTACAACTTGTGTAAATGATCCTGCTTTACTTTCTTTAGTAGAGATAAGACTCATTGGCATTTCTATTCCATTTGTGCTATTAATAACAACACTACTAGACTCCACTGGAGCAATAGCCATAAGAGTAGCATTTCGTACGCCATGTTGCTTCATCTCCTTACGTAAAGACTCCCAGTCTAACTCGGGGGTAAAGTCTGCTAAATCATTAACACCATTAGCACGTAGTTCCCAGGGGAATACACCCTGACCGTAACGTGTTTTGTCACTGTGTTGACACCTGCCACGTTCTTGTGCTAGTTCTACTGTGGCTTCTGTTAAGTAATATGCTTGATGTTCCATCCAGCTTTTAACATCTGCGAGGGCATCCTTCTCGCCATACTTGTGTCCACGTTTGGCATGCCAATAGGCTAGATTAGTTACACCAATGCCTAATGGCTGTATCTCATCGTTACTGAGTTTGCTCTGTATTGACAAGAAGTCTTGGTAGTCAAGGATGTTACACAGGCTACGCTGTAGAATTCGGCAGGCTCTACGCATATCCTCTGGATTGCGGAATGCTCCCCAGTTAATAGATCCCAGTGTACATAACGCTATGCGCCCTTCTTCGTCATCAAGTCTCTTGAATGACTTAGTTGGTAATAGAATCTCACAACATAAATTACTTTGGTAAATTGTATGATACTCAGGGTCAAATGGGCCTTGATTCATAACGTTGTCAACAAACACTAGATAAATGCGTCCAGTATCTGTACGCTCTTTTAGAATACCGCTTTTGAATACTTCTTCAGCACTCATAGTCTTCTTGCGAAGACCCTTTTGTTTTTCATATTTGACGTACAGTTCCTCAAACTTTTGTTCTCCAGAAGAAAGCACTAAGCACAACCCCATAATCCATATGACGGACTCGGGTTTCTTCGGTTCCTTGATTGTTTTTAAGTACAATAAGATCATCAAACTGATGATGCCAAATGGGATAAAATACTGTAGCACTTGCATTACGAATACCTCCTTGTGAGCATGAGCGCAAATCTCCAAACCATTTCTTTAAGAAAGGTATCATACCAGTATGCATGATTTCGCCACCGCGAATTGGGGAGCCCAATGGGCGTAGTCGACCGATTTCCAATCCGATCCCCGCACGTTTACTGGCATACTTGGCCATCATCTCACCAGAAGCAAATATGCTATCCAAATCGTCGTCACTGCGGATAAGCACACAACTAGAAAACTGTTTAGTTGGAGTGCCAAGCCCTGCCAACACAGGTGTAGCAAGAGTAAACAAACCATCGGATGCCGCTTGATAGTATTCTTTAATGTAACGCATTCTTGCGCTATTCGGCTCTTCCTTATGGAACACAGTTGCTGCCGCAACCATGTATCTAACTTGTGGAGTTTCATAAATTTCCTTTGTCGCACGATTGCGTACCAAATACTTCTCTATTAACTGCTCAATACTTGCATAACCATACTCTTCATCTTTGGCATGGTCAATCATG